AAAACAGATTTCCGTCGAGGACATCTCGGGGCGAGCGTGATCGGAAAGGACTGCCTTCGCCAATTGTGGTACGATTTCCGTTGGGCGAGCGACCCGGGATTTGAAGCCAGATTATTGAGACTTTTCGAATCGGGTTACAAGGAAGAAGATCGCATTATTGAAAACCTCCGTTCTGTTGGTATTACCGTTTGGTCTCGTGATCCAGATAGTGGAGAACAGCTCCATTTTAAGGAAGAAGAATTTGGTCATTTTGAAGGATCTCTTGATGGCATTGGGGTTAACTTTCCAGAAGCGCCAAAGACCTTCCATATATTAGAATGTAAAACCTCGTCAAAAAAACTGTATGATAAACTCGTGAAAGAAGGTGTCGAAAAGGCGAAGTATCAACATTACTGCCAGATGCAGATTTATATGAAGTGGGCGAAACTAGATCGTGCCTTCTACATTGTTTGTTGTAAAGACGATGACCGCCTTTATGGAGAGCGTGTATATTACAACAAGGAGGTGGCAGACCGACTTGTTGAAAAAGCGCGCAGGGTTATTTATAGTGAAATCCCATTAGAAAAACTCGGCGAATCTGAAAAAGATTTCCGATGTAAATTCTGCGACCACGCGGATTTATGTTGGAATAAAAAATTGCCACTCGTTAGTTGTAGAACGTGCGCCTTTTCCACCCCAGAAGCCGATGGCACATGGACATGTGGACGCGGGGAGAAAAGAGTTATTAGCGAGTTTGAACAGAAGATGGGTTGTTCAAGCCATATATTTATTCCTGCACTAGTGCCTTTGCAATTAGTGGGTTCTGACCCGGAAGCGGGAACGATAGAATATGAAGGTGGCATTGTAAATGGTGCGGATTTTATTAAGAGTGTGGATTTGGAGAAGGAGATTTTGAAGTGTGGAAAAAATTAAAATTTAATATCTTCCATATTTTTTCAGCAGTGAGTCAAATACTTTGATACTCACAAACATTGCAAGTGTATTTTCTCCTTTATATTTCCTAAAGGCGGTTTTCTTTCCTTGCCCACGATTGAAAATAACACTGTCTTTTTTCAATGATTCTTTATTTGGGATGTCACCGACATATGCATATTTCTCATTTCTTACCAAAATACTACGTTGCATAATTCACCAAGTTGTTTTGTATTATTATACTATTTAAATCTTTCTATTTTTAAAACACAATCATTAAATACTTACGCGTTCTATACATATGTATGATAGAATTCCCCTTATGCCCCACAGAACTAGAAGGCGGTATTATAACAGGTGTCAATGCAGATACACTTATTGTTAAACTTCCAAACGGTCGGATTGCCATTGTAAAAATCAATGGTGATGAATTTGAAGCAACGTATTTGAGGGAAAGCGAATGACAGAATTAACTTTAAATGATCTTATTAAAAAGTTCAATATTATTTCAAATGCGCTTTCGGTGGATGAATATACTCGCCCACAATTAAAAATTCTTATGCGTATGGATTGGGATAACCCAGAAAGTGCTTTCTATACCGATTTTGGATATGTCGAAGTAAAACGCGGTGGTATTTTGGAAAGCGCATACGGTAACGGCGCAACACCAGAAGAAGCGATACGTGACTATTACAAGAAGATTGTTGGTAAGCGGTTGGTGTTTCACGCGATGGATCCGGAGTATAGAAGGGAATGTGTGGTTGATTGAAATGTCCGATTGGGCGCGCAGGCAACTTTATATTAAAAAGCCGGTTGAACGGAAACCAAAATATCATTTTAAAATCATAATCGAAGGTGACTCCGAAGATAAAGAAAGTATAGATAGATTATGCGAAAATCTGAAATCGGAAATGTGGCATGAGAATTCTATCATACATGAACCGGAAATAACTTCCACAAAGACCCACTGCTATCGTTGTGGTGATCATTGTGAATGGGATGGGCCGCAAAAGACATATCCTCGCGTATTGGATATTGCGCGTCCGTCGTGTCCTTCGGATTCACCAATGCCGAAAGAGTTTAGGGATGATGGGGTGTGATGAAACTGACTGATGATGTTCGTGTTTGTGGTTACAACAAATGTGGATATTGTAGTAACGATGATTGTGATCATTATTTTGTGAAGTGTCCATTCAAAACGTTGGGCGAATGTCCGGTGCATAACGATAACCAACATCCTTAAATACAATCAATGCGTATAAATTATAACCGTGATGCTAACATGACACTACAACTTCGCCCCTACCAATCACAGGCAATTTCGGATTTGTTCGAGTATTGGGCAACAAACAAAGGCAGATCTCCCCTGATAGTTTTGCCAACCGGCGCGGGCAAGAGCTTGGTTGTGGCGTCATTTATTAAGACTGTGCTTGATGAATCACCATATGTTCATATAATGGTTCTTGCACATGTCAGGGAATTGGTTCAACAAAATCATGACGAGTTTGTAGCATTGTGCCCGGAAATAAGCACGGGTATATATTCAGCGGGGTTGAATTCGCGTGACACAAAAAATTCTGTAATTTTCGCAGGTATTCAATCAATATACAATAAAGTATATTCTCTTCCGCACAAAATTGATATTGTCATTATCGACGAGGCACACTCTATCTCCCCGAAAGAAACCACACGGTATGGAAGATTTATAAAAGATATGAAAGTGGCCAATCCAAACGTGGTGATATGGGGCGCAACCGCAACGCCATTTAGGACGACCGAAGGACTGTTGACCGATGGTAAAGATCGCTTGTTTGACGGGATTGCTCATTGTACTGATTTAAAAGATTTGATTCGTGATGGGTATCTCGTACCAATCGTGTCAAAGTCTGGTGTTAAAAAAATTGATCTTACCAATGTGCATATTCAAGCCGGTGAGTACAATCAACGGGAATTAGCTCACGCAGCTAATGATAAAGAACTCGTTCGTCTCGCAGTTGAAGAATTTGTCGAATATGGGAAAACTCGCCGAGCGTGGATTGTTTACTGCTCGGGTGTTGCACATGCAGAGCACGTTGCACAAGAAATCAGAAAGCATGGTGTTGAATGCAAAGTTCTTACAGGAAATACCAAAACGGAAGAACGCGACAAGATTGTAAATGATTTTAAAAACGGGAAGTTGAAATGTATTTGTAACGTCGGAGTCCTGACCACTGGGTTTAACGCTCCTATTACGGACATGATTGTTCTCCTTTTCAGCACTATTAGTACGGGCAAGTATATTCAGGTCGTAGGCCGAGGAGCGAGAAATTATTCTGAAAACAATGGATATAAAAAGACAGAATGCGTTCTATTGGATTACGGCGAAAATGTTTTAAAACATGGGTTACTTGATGAAATTGATGTTCAACGTACAAAGGATGTATTTGGAAAAGAAAAAATAAAACCTCCTATGAAAGAATGCCCAAATCCAAAATGCAAAGCAATCATCCACGCTCGTGTAATGAAATGCCCCTCGTGTGGATATGAGTTTCCGTTGCCAGAAGCAGAAGCAAAGCATGGAACCGAGGCTTATAGCGGGCCAGTGACCAGTGATCAAGTTAAGCCCTTTATCGTGGATGTTGTTAGCACATATGTTGCGAAACACGCGAAGCCGGGAAAAACCCCAAGTGTAAGAATGGAATTTATTGATAGAATGGATAGATCGTATCCGATATGGTTTTGCCTCGACCACAAAAATTATGCCGCTGAAAAAGCGCGCGCGTTAGTTAACCAATTTGGCGGAAAGGCGCGCAGTGTGGATGAAGCATTAAAAGAATATCCGAATTGGCGACAGGTCGAGAAGATTGAAGTGAGGCCCGATGGACGCTTTTTTAGAGTAAACGGATTTGTATTTAAAAAAGGGCAATCAACACAACAGAAGTTGGAGGGGTGAGAGAATGAAATTTATAAATTGGATAGACCACATAATGTTTTATATAGGCATAATCGGAATATTTTGGTTATTGCCTTTAATTAGTTTGTCAATGTTTGAAATATATGACAAACAAATTTGGTTATATGTGTCCATATTATTAATTTTGTTTGGATTCGCTATAGCATTTATAGCAGCGGAGAAATGAAATGCTAAACCAACCATTCAAAAACTGTAAAATCATTTGTGGAAATGAATCCTGTTATAGTAGAGGAATGTGTTATTCACAAATGTATATTTTAGAAAAGACCGAACAAAAATTGGGGAAGCGTATTCTAGTAAAAGAGGAATCAAAATGACAACCTACAACTACACCGACGAACAACGCCAAGAAACAATTAAATTATTGATGGACATTCAACTTCACATGCCGTGG